GTCTTTGATATATGTTGCCACAGAGGAGGGTTTAATCCCCGCACCTGCTGGAGACCATATGTTAGAAGACGGAACCAAGATTGAAGTAGATGAGGATTCTAAAATCACCAAGATTGATATGGGTGAAATGGAGATGGAAGTAAAAGTTGACGATGAAAAAGAAGAAAAGTTTGCTGATGTAAAGTTGAAAGACGGAGAAATTATGCGAGTTGAAGGTGACGAGCCAACTGTGGGTCGTTTAACCAAGAAAGTTTCTTATGACGGCGCTTTACTACCATTTACCGATGGAACTTATGAAACCGCAGATGGAAAGATGATTTCTATTGTCGGTGGTGAGATTAAAGGCATCAAGGTTAAAGGTAAGGACGAAGCATTCGTAATTGCTGAAACCGCACAAGGTGCTAAAGTTGAATCCAAAACCTTTGATGTTGGTGAGGAAGTATTTGTCCTTGATGGTGATTCTAAAGTACCTGCTCCCGATGGTGAGCACCAAGTTGTCCTAAAAGACGAAAGTGGTAAAGAGGTAAAGATTAGAGTTATTACCAAAGATGGTATTATCACCGAGAGAGAGAATGTTGAAGAAGAAGATATGGCAGTTGAAAAGATTGCTGAACTTTTTTCTCAAGCATTAAAAAATCTTGAAAACAAACTTGATATTCTAGTGTCAAGACAAACACAACTAGAAAACAAAGTCCAAAAGTTCGCTAAAGAACCTGCGGGCGACAGAGTATTTACTCAAAAAACTTTCACCGAATCAAGACCTGAAAATGACCGTATTGAGTCATTCAAGAGATTGAGAGAGGCGATGAATAAAAACTAAACTAAAACTAATTTATTATCAAAATGAAAAAATTACAAAAAATGAACTTTAACTACGACCTTGGCGGATTGTCAGCGTATGTAGACCAACTTTCATCTGATATTATATCTGAAGCAGTATTGTCCCCCGTGACTATGTCTTACGTTAATGTTATTCCTGGTATTAAAGGAACTCAAAATGTAAACTTGTTGGAGGAGACATTATCAGTTCAAACTGGTACAACTTGCGGATGGAACGATGCGGGTGATGTAACATTTACAGCAGTACCTTTGACGGTTCAGGCACTTAAAGTAAATCAATCTCTATGCCTAGAACAGCTAAATACACTTTGGCTCGGGGCTTATTTGAATCCTGGATCATACAACGAGAATGCACCATTTGAGGCTGCCATCGTTGACCTTCAGACAAAACAAATCAAGAGATATAATGAGGACTTGTTATGGAATGCTTCATCAGGAACTTCAACTTTCTCTGGATTTATTGAATTATTAAACAATACTGCTGGTGTTGTTAAATTGACTGGTGCTACAGCATTATGTTCTGTAACTGGTTCTTCAACTATTGAGAAGGCTAATGCTGTATTAACTCAAGTGGATAATATCATCAACGCTTTAGATAGAAACATCTATGACAGAGACGATATTGTAATCTTTATGTCTCAACAACAATTCAAGTGTTATATGGTGGCGTTGAGAAACGTAAACAACTTCCACTTTACTGAACCAACTTTGGGTCAAGTATATGAGACATTCCACCCACAAACTAAATACAAGGTTGTTGGTGTACCAGGTCTTAACGGATCTTCTTTAATCGCTGCGTCTGCGAGCCAGTACTTTTTAACTGGGGTCGATCTTATGAGCGACGAGGATTCATTCCGAAGTTGGTGGAGTCAAGACTTCCAAGAGGTACGTATTATGTCTGCTTGGAAATTAGGAACAGCAATTGCGTTCCCACAATTCTTCGTAACAAACGGACTATAATATATGGGGGGTGAATAACCCCCCTATTTACACTAATAAACTAAAAAACTAAATATAATATACAATGAGTTGTAATTTAGCACAAGGTATTACTTTTGGTTGTAGAGACAACGCAGGTGGTGTTAATAGAGTTTGGATTACTGATTTTGATAATGTGACATCAGTAATTAAGAACACAGGAGACACGATTACGTCCATCACAGGAACAGGAGTATTTTATGAGTTTCAGTTAATCAGAACGACAAGTGAGATGACAGAAACTATAAATGCTTCACTTGAAAATGGTACCGTTTACTACACGCAAGAACTTACAATGTTCTTCGCAAAGTTGGAACAATACAAAAGAAATATCATAAAAACACTAGCACAAAACTTCAGATTAGCGGTAATATTTGAGGACAATAACGGTTCATATTTCTTACTTGGTGAGGAATATGGAATGTTCGTTTCCGCTGGTTCATCAGCGACTGGTCTTGCTTTAGGAGACCGCCAGGGATATAACCTTACCCTGCAGGCGTTGGAGCAACTACCTATGTGCGAATTGAGTGGAACTATCTATTCAGTCGTTTCTGGTATAACAGTAGAATAACTATTTATCACAGGGGGGTTTATAATAACTCCTCTGTGATTATTTTATACACAAATGATATTATTAAAATCCAACCAACTTAATAAGATTGTTGTAACGCTCACACAGAATACAACTGTATGTGATCCTGAATACTTATTTCAATTTATTCATATATTCTCAAAAAAAGAGGTAGATTTTATCTTGCCTGATGTATCACCGCATCCAACGAGGTATAATCAATTTGAGTTTGTTGAAGGTCAGGGTGTGGGTCAAATACCATTTCCTTATGAAGGCCAGTATAACTATTATGCCTATGCCCAGCCATTTGGCTCGGGTAATCTAAATCCATTATTAGCCACAGAGTTAGTGGAAAATGGTATAGCCGAGTTTATTGTTGTAAGTGCGGATACAACAAATGAAAATTATTTTGAGTTTATTTCTGATGATGAGTTTAATTCTAATACAATATTTGCTCCTGATGAGATAAACCCTCCTACTCCGAGTATTACAGCGTCCCCTACTCTTACTCCTACTCCAACTAAAACTCCAACCAATACCCCTACAAATACTCCAACACCTTCTATAACTGCGACTCACACCCCTACAACAACTCCTACTTTAACTCCAACTCCGAGTTCAACACCACCTCCACCTTTAGACCCATTATCATTAGGTAATCTACAGCATTGGTATTTATCAACAAGTGGTGCTACAGCGGCGTCTTGGACTAACTTGGGACTATTGGGAGGGTCTATAAGTCAGGCTACAGCATTACTTCAACCTTCAATTATAACCGAAACATTAGGTTCATTTACGGGAACGGCGGTAAATTACATAGACGGACAAAATCAAGGGTCATCATTCCCATTAGAGAATTATTCAGGGTCTTCTATTTTTATCGTTATGAAGAGAAATAGTACAGGAACAGGAAACTGGACTATCAATTTAGCGGGAGGGGCTGGTTTATGTATGTTAATAGGAACAAGTAATCCAGAAATCCTTAAAACTCCGAATGGAATATCTTTACAACCAATACCATCACCTTTGGGAGAATTATTTATCGCTGCGTCAGGACAATCGGACTCTTTCTTTACTGCTACATTCAACGACGCTTCGGGTTCTACATCATCATTCTCAAATACTGACGTATCTAACTTTTTGGGGTTAGGTTCAGATTCAGGTCAAATTGGAATAGATAATAGTATCTTTGAGTTTTTGATTTATAACCGATTACTCAATAGTTCCGAATACGCACAGGTCGTAAATTACCTGAAAACAAAATATCAATATAGCAGTTGGTGATATTGATAAAACTTTATATTTATAATTATGAACGAAGAAATAAAGAAAAATAACGATTTTTTACAGGTGTTTGACTTTGCTACGGCAAGAGTCCCTTTGATTGAGGAAAACCTTATTATCAATACAAGAACGCCTTGGGTTTTCTTTGGGGTAAGCAACTTGGCTGCTCAAGAGTTAATCCGTCTTTACAACACTTCTCCGACTCATAGAGCCGCTATAACTTCCAAATGGTATGGTACAAGGGGAGAATCAATATCGTTGAAATTAGGGGACGATAATAGGTTATTGATGGCTAATAGCCTTGGAGACCATATCTATGATATATGGGACAAGTGTGTTCTTGACTTCATTTTATACGGAGGTTTTGCCATCAATATTGTATGGAGAAAAGACAGAGAAACAGGATTTGATATGTATTATATGGACTTCTCCAAATTAAGAGCCGAAAAAACTGATATGCACGATAGAATACATAATTTCTATTATAGTTCAGATTGGGCTTACCCCAAGAAGTTTATACCTCGTAAATTACCAGCATTTGATATACAAGATGAAAGCCCATCACAGGTATTTTATTATACCACTCACTCTGCGGGAAACAATTATTATCCAACTCCAACTTATTGGGGTGCTGCGACAGCCATATCCACTCAAGTAGAGATATTCAACTGGCACTTTAACAATATTGTTAATGGTCTATCACCAAGTTTATTTGTGGCATTAAATAATGGTGTTCCTGACCCCGAGCAAAGAGAGGAAATCTATAATACGATGGTTGCTAAATATGCTGGTTCCAACGTAAGTGGTAAGTTATTTTTAACTTTTGCTGATGGTAAGGAACAAGCACCAGAGATTACACCAATACAGAATAACGGGTCTGATAAATTATGGGTTGAATTGAATGCGATGGTTCAAGAAGCAATTTTGACCGCTCACCAAATATCATCACCAGAATTATTGGGTATTATGACACCAGGTAAGTTGGGAACAGCAGACCATCTTGAAGCCCAAGACCACTTCCAAAACCTTGTAATTAAACCATTACAGAACGAGATTAAAGGTGTGTTCCAAAAGTTATTAACAATCAGAGATGCTGGTATTCCAACTGAAATAGAAATCAAGCAATTTGAGATGGTGACTATGAAGGACGCAGCACCAACCATAGATGTAAATAAAAATATAGATGTCGTAAAAGACGAAACTATTAACCCAATATAATATGTCTCAAGCATTAGTACCTCAAAATATATTATTAGTATCAGAGAATAAATTAAAAAACTTTACTGATATAGACCAAAACGTAACCTCTGCTGTGTTATTACCATTTATCGGTGTAGTTCAACAGACAAAATTGGAATATATAATTGGTCGTTTGTTCTACGTCCAATTATTAAATGAGGTGGCAACAAGTTCTCTAACTGATATAAATAATAACTTCCTTCAATACTTCGTTCAACCGATGTTAATATGGGCAGCATATGCGGAAGCATTACCATCAATTTTTATGAGAATTAAAAATAATGGTATTGTTAATGGTTCTGAAAAAACTATTACCATATCCGAGATGCAGTATATGCAGACAGCGGCGGATGATAGAAGCCAATTCTTTGAGAGACGAATGATTGAAGAATTGATTTTTAATCAATCAAATTATCCGTTGGTTTATACTTATACCTCCACAGACGGATTAAGACCCCATTTGGGTAAGAATTACTTTAGTGGTATTCACTTGAATAACGGCCCTCGCTACCAAAATCTAAATGTTGGGCCTGGTGGAGGTGTATTAACTTCTGTAATATATGGCGATCCCACCTGGAATTGTTGTGGTTGGTAAAAATATAATGATATGAATATAGAAACTATTTTAACAATATTAGGAAGTAATGTAATAACGAGTATAGCCTCGTATTTTGCTGGTAAGAGAAAGACAAAAGCCGAGACAGATAATTTGATATTATCCAACTTGGAAAAATCTATATTGTTGTATAGCCAAATTATAACTGACTTGAGGTCAGAAATAGAATTATTGAATATCAAGGTTCAGGAATTGGAAGGTAAAATTGACGAACTGCACCTTGAAAATAAAAAATTAAAATCACAAGTTAATCTTTAAGTAATGCCATTACCAATAAAAACTGATAAGGAAAC